AAAAATTGAAAAAAGCTATAGAGGGAAAGGAAGAATGAAAATCATAGCCGTGGCAGGAAATTGGGTAATGATAGAAACCGAAAATTCTTTCATATTTTACCAGGTTATCCGAAGCGAATCTAAAAAATTTAAAAAACGGGATAATCCGGAGTTGGGAACGGCTGCGGTGGCCAAGTGGGGTTATTATCGATTGGAGAGGCCGATTGAAATAGATAGTGTGGATGAAATAAATGAAGAAGTGTTAAAAAAAGCTAGAAAACTCATTATGAAAATACCCACCTGAATTTTCACCTTCCGTTCATTAATTATTAATTAAATCATAATTAAAGTCACTTTATTCCCTTATATACAGAAGGGGGGCGAAGCAAATGGGATGTCCTTTTTGTCATATGAAAAAGCTTACCACTTGGTATGCGGATTCCCCGGAATATTGTATAGTGGAGTGTGTGGATTGTGGTGAGCCGATGATAGTACTGAAAAAACATGGAGCCATGAGCGAGGAGGATTATCAGCTGATGCAACGGGTGGCAGACGGATTTATGGGAGGAGAGGCAGAATTGTATGAGGGGCACGGAAGAGTGTCCAACGAGGTGCATCCCCATTTTCATATTCGCAAGAAAAAGCGAGCGATTTCTAGAAAAAAGAAATCGCTGTTTGTAGAGGAAAAAGAGGAAGAAGATGCCAGTACATCCAGTTTATAGAAAAGGCAAGCTCTACGGATACCGATGGGGGAAGCACGGAAAAATATATCCCATTTCCAAATATGGCAAGAAAGGAGCCAAGGAACGAGCCAGTCGGCAGGGAAGAGCCATTCGGGCATCTGGATGGAAAGGGAAATAGAGCAATATTGTTTTGAGGCGAAAAGAAATGGCCGTAAAAAAGAAGAAGAAAAAATCCGACCTTCTAAAAGAGGAAGAACGGGTCATCCTGGTGAATACAAAGTTCCCAGATCCGAAAAACAAAGGCGATTCTTTTTTGCACATAAAATTCCTTTTAAAACCAAAAGCGGAAGAATATTAATAAACAAAAAAGGCAAAATATTAGCAGGAAGAAAAAAGAAGTGAAATGAGGGGAAAGGGATTTGGAGTTAAATATATTTGAATTTGAATATGGACCTTCCCGAAGAGATTTTCATTTCTTTTTAGCTTCTGATTTACATAGTGATGAGAGAGGGGTGTTTGATGAAGATCTGTTTCGGGAACAACATGAAAAAGCAGTAGAGAAAGGGTGTAGGATTTGGTATAACGGGGATATAATGAATTGGTTTACCATTCGTCATCCCTATTTTACCCAAGGCCGAAGCATCGGACGGGTGGATGCTTACGTGAATGCGTTGGTTAAAGAGGCCTTTGAAACGTTGAAACCATATGTGGAATATATCGATTTAATAGGTGTGGGAAATCATGAAACAGCTTTATTAAGATATCAACATTATGACGCAGTGTTGATGTTGGTGGGGATGTTGAACGCGGTGAGAAAGAATCCTGTGCCTATTTATCATGGTGGATATTCGGGGTTTATTCGGTTGATTTTTCGAGGAAGTAGTGGAGCGAGGGCTTACGATATTTATCGAAATCACGGACAGGGGAAGTCGGCTGAAATTACCAGGGGTATGATAGACTTGGCGAGGTATCAGAGCAAGCGGTGCGATTTGGTTTGGCTTTCCCATAAACACCAGACTCTTATCGTTCAACTGGAACGGGAGGAGGGGGTGAGTCCTAAGAATCAGTTGTATTCCAAAGCGAAATACGGAGTAATAACAGGGACGTTTCGTAAACCCGTTCCTTATCGGAATCAGAGCTTGAGAACGCTTGGCGGTAAGAGCTATGATATAAATGAAGATGGTTACGTGTTAGATTACAATGAAGAAAAGATGAGGACTACGGAAGGAGTGGGTGGAGTGTTTTTGAATTTGAGAGTAAAGTACGGTAAGGGCGGAAGGGTTCATTTGGAAACCCGATTGAGTATGGAATAGAGGAAAGAGGAAAATGGGTATTAGGGTAACGAAAGGTGGTAGGGGTCCTGTCGGATCGGCAGTAAAAGCTCCAGGCGGGAAATACATACATAAACGAAAGAAATCACCTAAAAAATACACTAAATACATAACAGTTACAACTAATCGAGGAAATAAAGTGCGATTGGGCTGGAATCCGCGAACTAAAAAGTGGGAAGCTCAATCAGTACTTATAAAAATAAAAAATAAAAAATAAATCCAGAAAAGGAGAAGAACGAAATGTCAGAAACAAAAGATTGGTTTGATTTTGATCTTCAATTGTTTGCCGAAGAGGAAGGTGGCGACGACGAAGATCCCACTAAAGAGGATCAGGAAGATGATCCGGGAAAGAAAGAGAAAAGAAAAGAGGATGAGTACGATGATTTAGAAAAGATTCGGAAAACTATTGAATCGGATGAAATTTCCTCTGAACTTTTGAAAAAGGTGATAAATGATTTGATTGAGGATAGTAAAAAGTATCGGAATTTAGCGCGGGAGCGGTTACGTGAAGTAATGACTAAGAAAGAGAAATTAAAAAAGCTAGAGGAAGAACAGGAAAGAGCACGGATGGAGGCTTTGAAAAAGAAAGAGGAGTATAAGAAATTGGTAGAGGAAATGGAACCAAAGCTCCAAGTGCTCACTAAAGACGTGGAAAAAACACAGGAATTTTTCGATAACTTATTGAGAAAGAAGCGGGAACAGATGCCTGAGGAGTATCGGGATCTGATTCCTGAAGGGTTGGATATACGGGAGAAAATACAATGGATAGATAATTTCTTGAGTAAATTGCCGGATAAAAAAGGAGAGAATAAAACTAATGTGAATGTGAACACGGGGCCTGCCGGACCGGGAAAGAAAGAGGAAGAAGGCGAGAAGAAGCCTTCTGAGTCTAAAATACGGGAAGAGTTGATGGGAGCTAAGAGTATGAAGGAGTTTGAAGAGATATTGAAAAAGTATGGACGAAAGATGGGATAGTTTCCAGAAAGCGGAAAAAGGTGAACCGTGCTACATACGCGGTTCCAAGCGAAAACGAGAGACGAAAATAAAATTTACGTTAGAGGGTTAAGAGATGGCTGTAACAAGTACGACAACTTTGACTGGATTGGTTGCTACTGCGTATGATAAGGCAGTGGAATTTGCTTTTCAACCTCAACTGCGTTTTGCTCAGTTGGCAGAGGTGAAAAAATGGACGCTGGATACCCAGCCGATGCCTGGAAGCTCTATAACTTTTACAATTTTCAACAATTTGACTGCGGTATCTGGAGCAATACCGGAGAATGCTGATCCCGGCGCACAGACAATGACTAAGACTCAGAAATCCGTCACGCTGTATGAGTATGGAAAACTCATCACCACTACACAGAAATTGAGAACGCTGAGTTTTGCTGATATAGATTTGTCTGCTGCGAAAATAACGGGTAATAACATGGGTAGATCTGTAGATAGAATTGCCCGTTCCGCTTTCGATGCTCAGACGGGTTCAGCTTACATTTACTACGCCTCCGGTGCTGTTCATGCTACGGGTGTCGTGGCTACGATGACGCTGGGTGCTGATGAGGTAAGATACGCTAAGAACAGGTTAGAGAGGAATGACGTTCCTCCTATTGATGGAGTGTATTACAATGCGATAATCCATCCCGACTGTGCGCATGACCTGAGAGCTGAAACGGGTGCTGGAGCTTGGAGAAATCCGAGAGAATATGTGGATCCGGAAGAGATACTGAATGGTGAAATAGGTGAATTTGAGGGATTTCGATTTGTGGTTTCCTCCATGGCTAAACTAGAAACGGATGGAGGTTCGGGTAGTGTTGACCTGTATACCAATTATTTCGTTGGATATCAGGCAGTTGGCTATGCTGAGGGTATAGCACCGGGAATCGGAATATCTGGACCTTTCGATGCTCTACAGAGATTGATGAATGTGTATTGGTATGGGTTGTTTGGTTTTGGTGAGCTGAGACCTGAGTCACTTTTCAAGGTTTATGCTGCCAGCTCGGTAGGAAACAACAGTTAACGATTGAATAAAAAAGGCCGATTTTAATTAATCGGCCTTTTAATTTAATTTTTTAAAAACGAGAGGAGAAGAGAGGATGAGTAAAAGAGCGACGGTTTCTGCTGCTTTGATAGTGAAGGATGAAGAAGCAACTTTGGAAAAATGTTTGAAAAGCATCCGGGATGTGGTAGATGAAATAGTGGTATTAGTGGATGACAGTACCACAGATAATACTTATCAGATAGCTAAAAAATATGGAGACATAGTAGAGTTTTTCCGTTGGGAAAACGATTTTTCTAAGGCTAGGAATTTATCCATGTCCAAATGTACGAAGGATTGGATATTGATAATGGATGGACATGAGATATTACATCCAGCCTCTAAAATGGTGCTTCAAAATCTGATGGAACGGGTCAATCTACCTTCTTCAGATAAAATGTATCTGGGGGATGCTCTGTTTTTTAGTGGATATGCATACATGTATACAAAGATCCCCGAAACGGAGCAAGAAATCAGGGATGCTATTCCAGAGGTTTTCTTTCTCCAACCACGATTGTTTCGGAGAAGTGAATTTGGCCTGAATGATGGCCAATTACATTATGAAGGTAAGAGTCATAACTACATAGTGGGTGGGTCTAAAGAGTTGAAAAAATATCCGGTGAAAGAGTTGGTTTTCATTCATGCCAGAACGGAAGAAAATGCAAAAATACGGGCAGAACAAAGACAAAAAGTTAACATAAAAAATTTATTGGAAGATATAAAAAAGAATCCCGAGAAAGCCAGGCCTTACTTTTACTTAGCTCAAACATACTTAGAAGGCAAGGATTACGAAAACGCAAAGAAATACTACCGAGAATACCTGAAGCGGTCTAAATGGGGGGATGAGCGGACGCAGGCCCTAATTGCTTTGGCTACAATATTGGCTGATGAAGAAAAATACACCGAGGCTCAAAAATACGCACTTCAGGCGATTACGGAGCGTTGGGACCGGGCGGAACCTTACATGCTTCTGGGCGATATAGCTTTCCAACTCAAGGACCTCTACCAGGCGGAGCACTGGTATCGTGCTGCTTCGGAGATGAAACCTCCATTCAGTTCTCTTTTCCTTCACGGGCCCACCTACAGCTACCTGCCCTACGAGCGGTTGTGTCGTGTGTATGATGCTACGCGACAATGGGAAAAAGCTATTGAATGCGGTTTGAAAGTTTTGGAGATGTATCCTAAATATGAAATGATGCGGGATAATATTGCTCTTTGGAGTAGGAACCTGGGAATTAATCCAGAGCGACGGAGCATAGTGTTTCTGGCGAGGGGAGACACCTTTATCAAGCCGATAGCAGAGGAATTATCACAGGATTACAACGTTCAGATGGCTCACAATTTTTATCCCGACATTCTCAAAACTCTTCACCGAGAAGGAGACGTGCTTTGGTTTGAATGGTGTGATGGAAACATCATAGAGGCCACTAAACGGGAGAAACCTCCAGGACAAAAATGGATAGTTCGGCTTCATAGTTATGAATCTTACACAAATATGCCTAATATGGTAAATTGGGACAAGGTGGATCGGTTGATATATGTGGCGGAGCATATAAAAAGAAAAGTGGAAAAGCGATTTGGGAAGAGGATAACTTGTCCTTCTGTGGTGATTCATAATGGTGTAGATTATCAGAATTATTCTTTCGCAATACGAAAGCCGGGTTACAATATAGCTTTTGCGGGGATATTTAGTTGGAAAAAAGGAATACAACTTTTGGTACAGACTTTACGCTATCTCATAAAGAAAGACCCCCGCTACACGCTCCATGCCCGGATAGACTTTTTCGAAGGAGACTCCACAGTACGTCAGGCAGCAGACTATTGGGATTATTGCTATCCAGAGCTTAAAGACAATATCCGATTTTATCCTAAACGGGAGGCGAGTTTAGACGGTTGGTTGGAGGATATGAATTTTATTCTTCACACGAGTACTGTAGAGGCTTTTGGATATGTGATAGCGGAGGCAATGTGTAAGGGGATAAAGCCGTTGATATACGATTGGGAAGGAGCGCGAGAAGTTTGGCCGGAAGGGGATTACGATTCCCGGAGATATCGAGAATATGTGATAAAGAATTATAGCCGTGAAAGTCAGCTCAAGAAAATAAAAAAACTGTTAGAGGAATTGTAATATGGAATTGACTGTTAAGAAGGTGAACGTGAGATTGTTGGAAAAAGGGATATGTCCTCGGTGTAATCGAGAAGTGACACATATAGTGGAAAGGTTTAGAGGTGGATGGGCTGACGTGTTTCGATGTCTTGGTGGACATTTGTTTGTAAGGCCTATAGTTTTGATAAAAGACAACAAAAGGAGCAATTTATGAAAACTACAGTATCTATGAATTATTCAGACAGGATCAGTCCGATTGAGCCGATTGATTTCGTTCGAACAGCCTCCAGACGCAAGGGTGGTTATATCAATATTGATGTGGAGTTGGAAGGAGATGAGGATGAAAAGGATTTTATGAAACTTTATAATAAAATAGTGAAATTGACTGAGAATAAATAAAAAAATGCCAAAAAGACCACCAAAACAAGGAAGACGTGGGAAACCGCTTAGTGATATAGAAAGGTTAAAACGTCATTTTGGTAAAGATTGGAAAAAGCATAAGATTTCTGAGCTTCCTCCGAGGGGTACAGGAAGAAGAAGATAAAAAAAGATAAAAAAAGAGAAGAAAGAGGAGGAGTGGAATGCATTCGGATGGTGTTGCGCTGAGGAAAGTTAAGAAAGTGGGAGAAAAACATTTAATTTCGGTAATTGTACCGGTGTATAATGAAAAAGCTGAAGTGTTTCGGCCTTGTATAGACTCGATACTTAATCAAACTTACCGCGACATCGAGTTGATATTGGTAGATGATGGAAGTGATAATGGGGAGACTTTAAAAATAATAGAAGAAGCAGAAAAGGATAGCCGGGTTAAAGTTTTACATCGAAAAAGAACCTCCAAATATCGGACAATAAGTGAAGCGTTTAATTTGGGTTCCGAACATGTAGAGGGGGATTGGGTTGCTCATAATGCTGCGGATAATTATTTTGAAGTGGATTGGGCTGAGCGGTTGATGAAATTCATAGAGGGCAGAGAGGATGAGGTGAATGGAGTGTGTACTAATTGGATAAATCATCGTTATGATGGTAAAGATGAAGTGGTGGATATGAAAGTGAATTGGGATTGGAAGGAAAGTTCTTTTAAAAATTATATAAGAGCGGAATCTTTAGGAGGATGGATTTACAAATGGGAATGGGTGAAAGATATAAAATGGGATACGAGATTTCCTCGAAAACAAACCCGAGAGTACAACATTAGAGTTCTGCGACGAGGGGATATAGAGCATTATCCTAAATTTCTCTGGCATTTTGTTCAACATGAACCGAATCAACAAAAAAATTATGCATCAATAAGATGGCGAATTTTAGCTGATTTGAAAAATGATATATTGGATATTGGTAACTTGATGTTTGGAATTGAGTTGAGTAGAAGAACGGGAGATCTGACTTTGTATTATGCTGCGTTGAGTGCTTATCGGGAGTTTGCTACAGATCCTAAATGGAGGGAGGAGTACGAAAGGAGTGAGTTTAGGAGACAGTTTGAGAGGATTGAAGGAATTTGTTGGGAAGAGGCTATTGGATAAGATTGGAGTGGATTTTGGGAATTATTTAAATTGGGAAAACAATTCAATTCTCTCTCGGTATAACAGCAGGCCGATACAAGAGTTGTCTCGAGGAAGAGAGCACAAATTGGACTCAAGAGAGGATCTATCTGATATTTGAGTTGGGAATTTTTTACTTTGAAATTTTCTTTGAAAAGGAATTAAAAGACGAAAAAGAAATATGAATATGTTCGAGTCAAAAATTCCAAAAATCTTTTAAAAACATTAAAACAATATCTTCAAGGAGGAGAAAAAATAATGGAAGTAAAGGTAAAACTTAAAATTAAGAGCTTTCTATGAGCGAGGTAAATGAGTTGAGAAAATTATTGGAGAAGATAACTGGAAAAGAAACGATAGTGGAAAAAGAGATAATTAAAGAAAAAGAATATTGGCCATGGTATCCTTACAGACCTCCAGTCGTCTATTATTGGGGAACGGATAGAAAACATGAGTTGGAAATAATTCCTCCCGATAGCGGAACGAATTGGTACTACCCTAAAGACAAGATCACGTATTCTTTAAACGACGAAAACACCAACGGAGTTTTACCGAAAGGTGATAAATATTATAATTAAAGGAGAAGAGGAGTGACTGAAGAGGCATGGAAAAAGCTGAGAAATTTTTATCTGGATGAATTAGATTTAAAAGGCAGACCTATAACAGCAAAAATGGAAATGATAGAGCCGGTATTGATGTTTACCGTGGATAATTGGGTGAGTTTTTTGAAGGATCATTATCGTACGAAAGACAATCCCGTATATTGCCGAGTACATTGTATAACTTTAGGAAAACACAAGAAAGGAAGCTATCATACTCGGGATGGAAAAGGGAGGGCTTTTGATGGTCATGTAGTGGGGGTGAGTTTACACGATATGTTCACGACGGCTTTGATGTTTGGATTTGGAGGTGTGGGTGTTTACTTTTATACCCCTGAGCACTCAGATCCTGATATGATAGTGCATAATCCTTATATTCATGTGGATGTAAGACCTTGGAACAAAGGTCGGGCAGTAGTATGGTATCGGGAAAATGGAAAATATGAATACGATCCCAGAAAAGTTATGGAACGAATAACAAGAACCGACGCTACAATACCTTTTCCTTATTTAAGATGAGGAGGAATGGAAAAGAGCTGTGAAATTGTTTAATGAAGGTGTGGGACGGAAGTTTTTGGGTTTGATTATTGTAATGCTTTTTTTGCTTATAGGTTTGTTAATGGTGGAGAAGATGAAGATAGGAGGGTATGAGGTTTATGCTCGATGGTTAGTGGTGGCTTATGGAGTGTTTGTAGGGGGGAATGCTGGCATAACTATTTCTTCTTTAGTAAAAGAAAAAAATAAAAATGGAGGGAAAGTATGAGTTTAAGCGCTAATCAAAAGAAAGGATTGGGGATTATTATTAGCAGTTTAATTGGAGTGATCGTGGGAATATTCGTGTATGTTGGAACGGATGTTCCTGAGATCTTTCCCGTTTTGGTTCAATCGCTTAGCGTTATAGCAAATTTTTATGGTGTAACCATAGTTTACAAAAATCCGGACGAATGAGATACGTGCGTGGTAGCAACAATGACGATAATGGGGGCTTCTTCATAACTCCTCCTTATCTTCTCGGTATGGGTTTGCCTGTTTTCCCTTAAAAACAGGCGCAAAATAGCACAAATCAATTTCGGGGTAGAACAATGAACGGAACATTGAAAGATTCTAACGGAAATCGATATGTGAGCGTGACTGTGGCTTGGATATCTATAATAGTTTCAATCATCATAGCCTCAGCGGGAATTATCTATGGAATGTCCGCTACAAAGGTACAGGATGATGTGAAATACTTGAAAGAGGAGGAGATGTATTTGAAAGCCGAGATATACAAATTGAAAACTCAAAACGCGGTGATATCTAATGATTTGAAATATATTCGGGAGAGCTTGAATGAAATTAAAGCGATATTAAATAAAGAAAAGACAGAAAAACTATATTAACATATGGTGCGTGTAAAGATTCTTAGAGGAGTGTGACTTGGAATCGGTAGAGTTCGGATCAATTATCAGTGAGGAAATTAGCTTGGATACGGTTATAACGAAAATATTGAATTTCAGTTCCGAAATTGTTAGAGAAAAGAATTTTGAATCAATAGAAACTAAGGAAAAAAGTTTTAAGTCAGCAGAAACCAAAGAGCTTTATTTTGGGAGTGAATTGAATGGGTAAAATTTATAAAAATCAGACAGCTTTAAAATTCATAGCCGACACTGACACAGACCTTACCAATGCTGTGGAAAAGAGGATAAAATACCTGAAACCTAGTTCTGCTACTGGCCATTGGATAGCAACAGCTGAAGGAAATCCCACAGGAGGACTCATTTCCTATACCGTAAATTATGCCACTACGATAGATGAAGCGGGAGAGTGGAAATTGTGGAGTTGGGTAAAGTTTAGTGATGGAAGGAGTGCTCCAGGGGAGGCGTACAGTTTAATGATATATGAGGAGGGGGAATAAAAATGGGATATGTTGTATTAATTTTAACGGTGCTAGCGATAGCATTATTCGTAATAGGGTATTTCTTGGGAAAGAAAAAGGAAGAGGATAAGATAAGTGAAACAATAAATGAGGATGTAGAAAAAAAAGTGAAAGAAGTAATCGAAAAAAACAAAGAATTAATGGAGAAGATAAAGGGGCTGAGGATAAAAAATGACGAATAATGATGTGGAAAAAGTAATATGGCTGATTATCATATTTGGATTTTTAATGGTGACTATTGTATTGGTGAACATTTGGGATGCTAATGGTGATGAGTTGGATGGTGAGTTGTTAGAGGGTTGTTACGAACAGTTGAAAGAGTCTACTCAGCTGATAGAGGATTTGTTTGAAGAAAATCAGAGTTTAAAAGCAAAAGTGAAAGAATTAGAAAAAGAAATAGAGACTTTGAAATTCCAGGATAATTCCGAGCTTCTTGATGAAGCTTACAATCAGTTACAAGAAAGCAATGAGTTGATATCTTTGTTAAAATCTCAAAATGACGGATTAAGATATTTAAACAAAAAATTAGAGGAAGAGGTGAAAAGTTTGAAATATAGATGGTTATTTGGAGGCGCGTTGAGTTATCCTGTGGGTGGAGAGTTTATGTTTGGATATGGTTGGAAAAATTTTGGATTGTATTCCAACATAGGACTCTTACAACAGGAACCTTTCATAAATGTTGGCGTTTATTTTAAAAAATAAAGGAGTGGAAATATGGCTGTTTCTTCACCGTTCAGTGATGTGGCTTGGGTGAGGCGGGATTTGCCTTCTATAACAGTGGAAGATTTCAGTAATACTGATATTGAAAAAGCCATAGAGGACGCAGACAAAGAGGTGATGGATGATTTGAATAAAATAATAGATTTTTCGGAAATAAGTTCCGTGCCGGAGGCGGTGAAACGATTGTCTCATTTTAAGGCTTGTGAATTGACGTTGTTGCGGGTGATAAATAATGCTGCGGTGATAAGTGATGAGAATAGTTTGGTGAGGTATTGGAATAAGAAGTATGAGGATTTGTTGAAAGCGATAAGGAATAATGAAATAAGATTGTTGGATAGTAGTGGAGAGGAATATGAAGCGGATGAGGTAACACGGGATCAGCGAGTGGGGAGGATAATATAGGATGGCTAAAGGCGTGACAGTTAAGATTGAAATAGAGGATGAAAAAGTGAGAGGGATGTTGGAAAGGATACGGAGAAAAGTGAAAGATCCTAAGAGATTTGGATTGTGGAGGCGGTTGACTTTTCTTTTGTTTATGAGTTGGATTGCCGAAACCTTTCGGCTCCAGGGAGCAAGGCGAGGGCACAGGGCATGGAAAAAACTCAACCCTAAATACAGGCAATGGAAAATAGCTCACCGTAAATCCGGTCGAGCTTTGATAGATACGGGACATCTACAGGCTAGTTTCGTTGTAGGTGCTCCAGACAACGTGTACAAAGAGGAAAATTTGGAAATGGTTTTTGGGACGAAAGTTCCCTATGCCGTTCATCATCAAAGTCCTAAAATACCTGGCAGGCCTCCGAAACGTGAGATCGTTTTCATTACTCGACAAGACAGAAAGGAAATTGATGATGTGGTGAAAAAATGGATTGTAGAGGTATGAGGAATGAGAACACTATTAGAAAATCTCCAAGACCTCCTCCAATCGGACACCGTTCTGTCCTCTATGGTAGATCAGAGGAACATAACAATAGGTTCCGAAACAATAGATGAATTGGTGGGAGTGAGGCGCTTTCCCTTTATTGTGGTGGATAGGGATATTAATAGTGGAGAAGCGTTTTTCCCGACAGATGCCGGAAAAGGCGTTCTTCGGGCTAGAACTTTTCATGTATCTGTGAGAATAGGAGTGCGGTCACGTTCTAAGGCTGCCTCTCTCATGGGTACGACGGGACTTTTAGCTATATATGATGAAGTGATGAGAGTGATATTTAGTGATCCTACGGTGAAAGGACGAGTGGAACGACTCGACGAAAACATCTCAGTCAACGAGGCAGAAATATACATAGGAAATACTTTTTTTGGTTTGGGTAGGGAAATACTATTAACCTATCATACAACGGAAGAATTTTAAAAACTTAAAAGGAGATAAATGATGGCTAGCGAAAGAGACAAAACATCTTTTCTACTTTCCAGCTTAGATGTGTATGTGGGAGGTACGGCTGCATCCAATCTCGTCGCTTATACGGAACCGGGGATGACCATTCGACAACTCCGAGACGTGGCAACCGCAGAGGCCACTAAAGGTGGTGTACGGGTGGCAATAAGACGGGATGTAATACGGAATGGATTGGAAGTGGAAGGAGCTTTCAAACAGTTCGACATTGATACAATGCAGATGATAATGGGCGGAACGATAGTAACTGGTGGAGGTTATGAGAGGTTGTATTTCGGGTCCTCTACGGGATTGCCCACGGAGACGCTTTGGGGATTTAAAGGTGAGCGGGTAGATGGAAAAACGATGTGGTTGATTATTCCTAAGGGTCAGATTCTTTCCCCAATTGAAATGAGCGTCGGCGGTGAGGAACACGCCTCAATACCTTTTACTATCGGAGCGAATATTGATGAAACGATGACTGCAGCGGGTGATGAGGAGAAGAACCTGTATTATTGGCAGATTAACGATTGATGAAAACGGTTGGAGAAGTGAAAGGAGTGGGTATGGAGGAGATTGATATTGGTAAACTCCATGTAGGAAATCTGAAATTAGAGGACCTGTATATTATTGAAGAGAAACCGTTGAGAGTGAAAGTGGGGGAGAGGTATTTGTTGATAAAACCTCTCCCTTTACGTCAGGTGGACCGCTTCGAGATGATGTTAGCAGATTTGTTGTTGAGGTGGGCTGGATATTTGGAAGGTATACAGATTTTGGATTATTCTGGACTTCATAATCTGGAACGAACGAAGGCATTCGGATTAATGTGGAAAAGATTGCTTAAGAAGAATAAAGAATTTTTGAAAGATGTATGTAAACTTATTTGTAAACCTTACGGTTTTTCGGTTCGATATTTTATGAAACATGCCACTTATGATGTAGTGACTCAATGTTTTTTGGCTACTCAATTGCTAAACTATGATGCGATAAAAAAAAATATTCAATTCCTACTGACACGAGCACATATCATCCAACAATCACCAGCATTCTTATCTACTTTGCTAGGGAGTACGGATGGAGTGAAGAAAAAACGCTTAACACCCCGTTATTGAAGCTGATGTTATATATGAGGAGAAGGGTTGAGGAGGATTTTGTAATAAGAAAAGAAAAAGAGGTGAAAAACAAATGGCGAGAGCAGAAGAGGTAGCAATAAAAATTAAAATGGAAAATGGACAAGCCATAAAAGGTATAGACGAAGTAGAAAGAAAGATGAAAGGAATGGGAAAAAGCAGCGAGGGAATTCTCGGAATATTGAAAAGTAAATGGTTGGCTGTGACTGCCGCGGTAGGTGGTACTGTATTGGCTATTAGAAAAGCGATAAGAACAATGATAGAACTTAGTCAGGAAGCAGCATACTTGAATCAAATTCGAATGGCTTTCGAATCAATGTCCGATGCTGCTGGGGTGAGTGCGGATAAGATACTGAGGAGTATGAGAGAGTTGAGTGGTGGTACGATTTCCACTATGGAATTGATTCAATCCTCTACGCGGGCTATGAT